CTTCTTTTGACTTAGTAGCCTTAACAGCATAGTCGCCTACCATTATAAGTAGTCCTTTCATACCATGCTTTTTAACTAGTTTGCCAATAATTCGTTTTAGCATTAGTCAGCCTTTCCGTTTATGCGACCTTTGAGATAAGCTAAATCATCAGTCACATCGTTAAGTTCCTTGATTATGTCCTCTCTATGCCTTTGACTTGTTTCATCTGATCTGTTCCATCTGTCTAGCATCTTTAATAAGATTCCTTCTGTATTTGTTAGCACCTTTGTTGATGATGCTATGTCTTGCCTTATGGAATCTAAATCTTCATTTTGAGCTTTTTGACTCTGTATAAGGTTTATAATCATAAACCCAAATAATGCAACAATAACACCTATTGCACCGTATTCAGCATATGTTTCTATCATTTTCTAATCCCCAGTCTTTGCATTAGGCTTCTATTTTCTTCTTCTAGAGCTTGTATTTTTTGTGTTTCTAAACCTTCAACAGATGCAGAAAGCACAGTTACTTGACTCTCTAAATCTTTTATTCTTCTTTCTTGTTCTGCAAATTGCATTTGTGCTTGGTACCAACTGCCAACCACAATCGCAACTGCAACCATCGCTTTAATAAGAAAAGCGATTGAAATATGGATTTGTGCATCTTCACTTATTGCTTTTGGCATTTCTTAACTTTTCTACTTCTTCTTCAAGAACTCTAATTTTTTCGTTCTGTCTTATATCAGCAGGAATCTCTGCATTTTGACTTTCTTTTGCATCTTCTTCAATAGCTTCTATATGTTCTTCATTTATCCTTACTTGGTATTCAAGAAAAGATATGCGACCATTTAACTCGCCATAACCCCAGACCATAGCACCAATTACTGCTACTGCTTGAAAAAGCATTGGGAGGCTAATGTTAAGACTTGAATCTTGTCCAATGGGTTTAGTCATTTACAACACCCACAACAACAGCAACAATCATTCTTCATTTTTTATTTACATACTCCCAAGTATCGTGCAGTTCGCAAAATCTTACGCTTTCACCAAGATTCGTTACTCGATGTAGCGTATGAAAATGCCTCGTGCCTTTATTATCTACAAGCATAAGATCTTGTGGAGGATTCGCACAACCCATAAACATTACCAATAATCCTAATCTTGCCATACAGCACTTCCATCAACTCTGGCTGAATCAATCTGGTATTGTATTAACATAAGCAAACTATCAACCTCAAACTGGATTTCAGAAAGTTCTTCATTGATTTCATCTCTGGTTTTACCAAAATAAACTTGATCAACGCAACTAACAATACTAAACACAAAAGCAAACGCAAACATAATTAAGATCAATATGTTTATGGTTTTACCAAATCTTGCCCATTGGTTTAGCTTTTTACGCATTTTCTAAC